ATGGCTGGTCTGTTACACAAAACAGAATAATGGGACAGGACGACAAATCTTTATACCTTACGGCTAAAGATTTTAGTGGTACTGCCTCAAAGGGTAACGTGCAAACAAAAGCTGATGTAGAAGAGAAAGCTAAAGATAGTACTCCGTACTAAATTTAGTTTGAAGGGGATCGCAAGATCCCCTTTACAAAGAAATTAGAATGTAATATATGGATAAATTCAAACAAATTTTCAGCGGATTAACTATAGCATATGGCCAATATCAACCCGGTGACAGAGGAGAAAATGGTAGTAAACAACAAGGTAAAGCCTTCATTGTTCGTAAAGACGTCAACGACGAGCTTTGGTCCAATCATTTGGAAGGAAGAGGTCCAGCCCTTGGAATTATCCCTATCACGGATACTAATGATTGTAGGTGGGGGTGCATTGATATTGACGAATATAACTTTGATCACGCTAGCCTCGTTAAAACTATTAGGAATTATAAATTTCCCCTCATAGTTTGTCGTAGTAAATCTGGCGGAGCTCACGTCTTTTTATTTACCAAAGAAAATATACCTGCATCATTGATGCAATCAAAATTAAAATCATTTGCAAAAGTTTTAGGATATGAAGGTTCAGAAATATTTCCTAAACAAACAGAAATTTTAGTGGAACGTGGTGACACTGGAAACTTTTTAAACTTACCTTACCACAATCAAATGAAAGGACTACGTTATGCTATCAACGATAATGGCGCCGGTTGTACACTTGAGGAATTTTATAAGCTCTATGATGTTTACAGTTGCAGTAAAGAAGAAGTCGAAGCGATTAAAACAGAAGAGAAAAAAATAGAAGAAGCATTTCCTGGAGGACCACCTTGCTTAAACAAGTTGGCATCTATTGGTTTTGGTGAGGGTTCCAGAAATAATGCACTATTTAATATTGCAGTTTATTATAAACAATCACATCCAGACACATGGGAAGATGAAATTGTAAAAGCTAATTCACAATATATGGAACCTGCTTTAAGTAATAGTGAGGTTCAACAATTAATTAAATCAGTAAACAGAAAAGGTTATGATAAATATAGATGTAAAGATGCACCTATCAATGCAGTATGTCAGTCTGGTTTATGTAGAACAAAAAGATTTGGTGTAGGATTTGGTGAAGAAGAAATGCCTGTATTAGGTAGTCTTACAAAATATACATCAACACCACCACAATGGTTTTTAAATGTAGATAAAACTAGAATAGAATTAAAAACAGAACAGTTGTATAGCTCACCTTTGTTTGCGTTAGCATGTTTAGATCAAGCTAATTTAGTTGTACCTGTACCTAAACCAAAAGATTGGAAGCAACATTTTTTAAAACCTTTAATGCAAAATTTACAAGAAGTAGAACCACTAGAGTCATTGAATCCTACTAATGAAATTACAGGACTCTTGCAAGATTGGACAACTAATAGACAATCAGCAAGAACAATAGATGATATATTTAATAAGTTACCTTTTACAGAAGATGGATTTACATATTTTAGAATGGAAGACTTTTATTCATTCTTAAAAAAGAATAACTGGGACATGGATAAAATTAAAACAGGTAATTTAATTAAAAGATTAGATGATATTTTTGTAGAAGAAACAAGGTTAAGAGTTAAATCACAACAACCAAGAGTAATTAAAATTAAAACTATGAAAAAATTAGAAGCAACAGTATCTAAAATTGCTTATCAACAGGAGGATTTCTAATGTCTAAACCAAAAACTTATGACAGAGATGTAGGTAAAAATTGGCACTTAAGATTTAGATTAATAATACAAGAACTAACAGAAGAACTAGAACTAACACAAATACAGCTACAAATAGCGGAGAGGAAACTGAAGAAATATGAAGACAATAATACTAGGTCCACCAGGAACGGGAAAGACAACAACATTGTTAAACTTAGTGGACGAATTTCTCAAAGATGGGATAAGACCTAGACAAATAGGTTATTTTTCTTTTACAAAAAAAGCAGCAACGGAAGCAGCAGATAGAGCTGCAGATAAATTTGGTTTAGATAAAGATAATGATCTACCTTTTTTTAGAACGTTACATTCATACGCTTTTAATCAATTGGGTATGACCAAAGAAAAAATGATGAAGACAGAAGACTATAAAGAATTTGGACAGAAATGTGGCATACCTATTAAGACAGCAAAATTTTCTAATGATGATGGTACATTTAATTCTGATAATGAATACCTTACAATAATAAATACAGCAGCTGTAAAACGAATGGACTTATTAGAATACTATGACTCTAGAAAAAATATACTAGACATAGAAAGAAACACATTATTTTTATTAGCAGAAGAATTAAAAAGATTTAAGAAAGAAAAGAATCTAAAAGACTTTAACGATTTGATAGAAGACTTTTTAACAAAAGAAACTTTATCTACGTTTGAAGTATTATTTATAGATGAAGCACAAGACTTATCTTTATTGCAATGGGAAATGGTAAGAAAAATTTGGAAGAGAGCACATAAAACTTACATAGCTGGTGATGATGATCAGGCTATATTTAAATGGGCCGGTGCAGATGTAGATCACTTCATAGCACTTAAAGAAGAAGTTGATGACATACAAACATTAGATCAATCATATAGAATACCAGGTGGTCCTATACATGAACTATCACAAAAAATAATTAACAAAGTACAAAATAGATTTCCAAAAGAATATAAACCTAGAGAAGAACAAGGATTATTAAGAAGATATTCTGATATAACACAAGTAGATATGAGTTCAGGTAACTGGTTAGTACTATCTTCTGCAAATTATTTTTTAGAAGATGCCAAAGATTTGTGTGAAATTCAAGGATGGTACTACCAATGTAAAGGAATAAATTCTGTACCATTAAAATTATTGTTAGCATTAAATAATTGGGAGCATTGGCGTAAAGGTGAATTATTAAATCATCTAGAAATTAAAAACATTTATGAATACTTAGGTGACAATGTTTTAGTTGGATTCCAGAAGGGTAAAACTCTTCATTCGGATGCGAAGTATACACTAAAAGAATGTCAAGATCAACACGGGTTACTAACTTCTAACGTTTGGTTTGAATCATTTAATGGTTTAGATCCAATGACAGAAACTTACATTCGTAACATGAGGGCGAATGGAGAAACACTAAATAAAAATCCTCGTATAAAAATGTCAACTATACACGCAGCGAAAGGAGGAGAAGCCGACAACGTTTTGCTTATGCAAGACTTAACAGGTGCAGCGATTGAAACTTTTAGTCATGACCCGGATGAATTACATAGATTATTTTATACTGGAGCAACAAGAGCGAAGCGTGAATTGCATGTATTAGATCCAAAAAACTTTGATCGTGCTTACATAATATGAAAACAGGAATATCTACTCAACACGAACGAGATGATAGTTTAGGAGCCGTCAATGAATACAGAGCAATTATAGAATTTTTAGCTAATGGTTGTGAGGTATTTAAAAATGTTAGACAACATGGTTGTATAGACATTGTAGTTATACATCCAGATGGAACTATAGAAAAACTAGATGTTAAAACAAGATGCGAAAGAAAAAGAGATGGATCTCCTATACATAGATCTTTATCCGATAAACAAAAACAATGGGGTGTCAAGTTATTTTATATAGATGAAAATCACGAAGGACATTACCATCCACCAAAAGGAATATACAATGACAAATAAAGAAATATTTAAGAAAGCTTCATATGATTCACTAGATAAACAAGTTGGTGGAAAACATTACAAAAATATGAAGATTCAGCCGGCTGAGTTTATTAATGAAAACAAGTTGCTTTTTGCAGAAGGGAACGCTATAAAATATATCTGTAGACATTCAATAAAAGGAAAAGAAGAGGACGTGAGAAAAGCTATTCATTATTTGGAAATGATCTTAGAAAGAGATTACTCGTGAGGAGTACTCAGATCCCACTATTTGCACCCGAAACAGAATGGGTTGCACCACATGAATTAAAAGATTTATCAGGTGCTAAAGAAGTAGCAATTGATTTAGAAACATTTGATCCAAACCTCACAACACTTGGCTCTGGCAATGTGACGCAAAAAGGTCACATTGTTGGGGTTGCGGTAGCCGTAGAGGGCTGGTCAGGCTATTATCCGATAGGTCATGAGGGTGGTGGAAATATGGACAAAAAACTTGTTTTAGAGTGGGTTCAAGAATTAGTAAACCAAGAAAAAACTACCTTTATATTTCACAA